CTCCACGTCGTTGCTTGGCCCCATCCTACGTCAACAGTAAAATCAGTCTCCTCACTAATATCAACAAGAGTAGTATAAGCAGTATTGTATTCTGCATCACCAATTCCACCTTCAGGATCGTAGACAATCTTCAGGCGGCCTTTGTGATATCCACTACAAACAACCATGAAACGAAATCGCATACTTCCACGCCAATATTTAAAGGGCATTACGGCAAAAGCAGGTGCAGGAAAATGTCTTTCACTATTCATTACACGGTGAAGTGATGGATCAACAACACATTGCCAAAGTAAAGTTTCGGGGGTTCTACCTACAGTCCAATCAAATTGATTTAAATATGATTCGCGCGAAGCGACATATTGAATAGTCATTTGATCTTCAGATGGTAAACCTACTGTACTTGGATCTATGGATAACTCCTGTTTAACATCAAGAGTTAACTTATTGACATCAGCTTGAACATTCGTGTTCGCCATATTGGATTTAGGTCGAGGCGTATAAACACCAACTTCGGTATTCACAGGTGAACTATAACCAAACAGAGTGGCAATGGCTCCAATGGTAGAAGCACCCATCTCTGTAGCTCTAGCAAAACGACCAATAACAGGCATATCTGTTAAATAACCTGCCATCTTAGCAATTGATCCCGCAATACGAGATACTGGCTTGATCGAATATTCATCAGCATGTGGTTCAATTTCCATTGCTTGTGGTGCAACAGACCCTGGTTCAACTTGAGTTGGAATAGAAAATGAAACATTTTCTGCCCATGCAAAAACGCTAACCGTTACTGTATCTGCTGCTCCATTAGCATGCTTCAATGGTTGTAACGAATGCGCGGCTAATTCACCTAAATCATTCCAATCTTGACTAACGATGTCAATTAAATTTTTATAATAAAAGAAAGGTAATTTCATCTCTCCTCCTTCTGACTGTGTTGGATTTAACCAAATGTGGGGTCGTTGCGAAGCAGCAACTACATCCACATCAAAGAAAGCACGATCAATAGTAAGATCATCTTGATTTGGCAAAGGATTGTACGAAACAATACACCTACCATAATGGAAAGAATTCCCATTCAAAATAATTTTCACATGTAGATCAGCTTTCATCAACTTATAATTACTAATTCTATTTATAACACGTGAATTAGCAAAATATAAAGACCATGGATTAATCTTAAAGGCAAAGGGGGCACCAACACCCCATTCCTGTTCATGGATTTTAATTGGTCTAGAAAAGAAATTATCCAATGTTGCATCTACGTTGAGTGGTGCATTTCTCAACGGGTCATCTGTACTTGAATAATCTACAGTATACCCAGCATTAGAGTCTGAAAAAGTCACATTCTCTTGGGTTTTTGTTAAATCTCCTCTAGCCTCCTCACTATGTGGTTCTATTTCATCAGAAGAAATGTTTTCTTGGCTTTCTCTTTCTTGTAGCCTCTGTTTCTTCATATCCATAATAGTGGGCCATTCTTTTTGCAAATCTTTAACAACTGCATAAAATATGTATGCTGTTACACTAGCACACATTCCCATAAAAGTTAATGAAGAACCTTCTAGAAAAGGAGTCGCACTATCCAGCGCTTGCGGTCTTACTTTATCCGCCGATGATGTCCAGGCTCTTCCTGGCAAAGCCCACTTTAGGAGTGGGAACCTATATTCTCTATTATACAAAGGTTAAAATGGTGTTTTATGTACAGTATATATATACAAACGTCACCTACGCTAAAAATACAAATAAAATATAAAGCCATTAATATACATTAGGTATCCAATTACATTTACCTATTGATACTTATCCTTCCACATTTTGACACGATCATCAAATGTGTAGGCAACTGCAGGTGGGATTGTTCCTATCACCCGATCACACAGTTTTTCAATTTTGGGCTGATCTTTATTATACTCGTCTCGCCCATGTGCAAACAATTCATGCATATAAGTTTCTATACATTGAACTGCAACAGTAATACGAGTTTCCTTACCCTTCGGCTTGAGATTGTTACAAAGTGGTTTATACATGGAATCTTTAGTTAATTTTCCAATTCGATAACCAATTTCAGGAATGTACTGTGACTGACGCTTTAAGAAATCTGCATCTTCAATATTCATATCATCTTGAACATTCTCAGTCTTATTCGGGTCGGTTATTTTCATTCCGTGTTTCGCTAAAAAACTACGAAATATTGTAAAATTAAACCGACTTCTATATTCCTTAGCAACACTCCCCGTGAAGTCATCACCATAAGTCATTGCGGCTACTACTTTCCGAAAATCCTTAACTTCAGGACAAGCATGGAAGAAACCAGCGCGCACATACAAAGAATTAGCAACACTATTAATGTTAACAGTGATGTTATTTCCTGATGTGTTCATATTGTAAGCCATAATCATTGTACCATTATAATCTATTAATGGGTGAATAATGTCTGCTACCATAGCATTCATAATTCGTAAATCATACTCACTATAATTACACACTTCCGCAATATCAATGAAACTCATCATCGCAGCATAGGTCATTTGAGAATTCATCCTGACATCATATTTTGAATAATCCCAAGCAATCACTCTCTTATCTTCCGCAAACTTTTCTGCATGAGACATTAGTGCGTCCCATTGTTGTGAAAATGCATTAATTCCCACAGCAGATTCCGAAAGTATCGGATTTAATGCCAAAATTCTAGCAATAGGTAAAAACCATTTGCGTATATATAAACCTAACGCAACGGCTACCGCTTGAAAAACTCGCACCTTCTCTTTATCCTTTGGAGTTGGTTCATCTTTAAGTGTCGCTGTAGTAACGGGATAAGCACGTTCACCACGTTTCCAACATTCAAGACAACGAGCCATTTCAACTTTGACTTGTTCACTCGGGATGCGATCGATCAGTGTTTCATTTTCATCTCGGATTTCTTCGAAATGTTTTGACTTAGCACCGAACACTGGATAACCCATACTGGTGGTCATCGGCACAGCATCCAGAAACCTTTTTCCTGGAACACCAAGAACCATTTCTTTATCATTCAAAGGGCAAACTGGTTCTTTCTTATTTAACTCCCTCGCAAAATCAAGAATTGGTTTTATCCAATCTTGTCGTGACCTCTGTACTAAAGAGGGCAAGAACATTTCCGAAGGGTTAATGATGTGTTCAAGTGTGGCATTGAAAGGTCTCCAATTAGGTTTCAGTTTTGGAGGACCCCATTCAGTTTCAATATCAAATAATTCCCTTGCATCCTTTTCCAATATTGATGGAATAACTTGACTACTCATTTGGGCTCTTAATCGTGTAGATCCCAAAACATCAATAGCAGCATCTCCCTTCATATTTTGAATATAAAGAGCATTCGGATGCACCAACTCCGAGTCCAACACTTGTTTTCCATACTGTGTCTTTGGTAACTCTGTTGATGCAGCAAGTCCTCGAATCTCTGACTTTGCAAGCAACTTGTCTTCAAGTTTTTGAGCCATATCTTGGGTAACAGTCATCATTACACCATATTTCTTTCCTGGATTACCTCCAATATGAAATCCGGCGATAACTGGTTGCGTACCTTCTGTAATAAGCATAGACATACAACATCCTGTTACTGCTTTCGAAGTGGTATAACTTCCACCCTGCCCTTGCCAATACTTATGACCGCAAACTCCATGTTCAACAGTTACTACTTCATGCACTAACTTGGCTTCATTGTCCCTCATCATAATGGTACTCAGCGACATTCCTGTTGGTGCAGATAAAGGCAAAAACTTGGTTATGCTATTTTTCAAATCAGGACATCGTTCTACAAACGTTGCAACCATATCAATTTCATCTAAGGTAACAGTATTAACATCCCATTCTGCCTTGAACTTAAATTGACTACTAGAACGATTTTTATCATAATGCTTCACAGGAGCTCGATAAACTCTAACATCTAAATAATCACAAGGTTTCTGGTTCATATCTGATTTTGGATAAAAAATATGGCGTGGAAACCACACAATGCCTTTCTTTGGATACACAATGTTACAAGCAGTTTGAGAACCGTCTGAGCGGGTAAAATGTGCCCATCCTAAGTTCTTGGAACCGGTCTTCATAACATGCTCGGGTAAAGCACCCGTAACGTTAGATTCCGCTTTCCAGCCGATTTGCTTCATCATGTGTCCAAACCAACCTGGTTGCGCTTCAACATCTTCTGGTGTTAAAGCTTGTGGGTTCGTTTTTAAACGATGGTTATTCCACATTGAAATTAATTTTGCTCCGAAAGCTAATGTTGCTCCGATTAGCACTGCCTTTGGGAATTTTCCATCTCTAATGCGCTTAGCTTGTTCGGGTAATGCATCACGTCTCTCAATATATGCATCATGAATACGTTTCATTCTCTCCTGATGCGCAAAGTAACTAGCAAAGGTCGTTATCCCTAATGACATTGCACCAGTAATAACCATACCCTTGTGCTTATTATAAAATCCAAGTCCTAAAGCTCCAAAGCTAATTGACCCTGCAATTCTCATAGGCCGTCTTATATCATAAAAAGCAGCAGCACTTTGCCAAGCATACACCGAATTTTGAAAAGCTGACGTCTTAAACAACCATTCCGGCGTAATTGCAACAAAAAACGGCGTTGTTTTATCAGTAATTTCTCGTTGCATCTCTTTCGCAAGCTTCCAAGTTGCCAACTTTTTAATAGGAGAATAGCCAGTAATATAATTTATCAAATCAACTGGACGTGTCCAGCTACTGAAAACGTCTTTTATGGCTTTCTTGCTAGCTTCCACCAAAACATCTGCTATCATATCTATAGCATGCGGCTTAACCGTTTCTGAGTTAACCGTTTCTAATTTGGGACATCCACAATATTCAGGGTAGCGTTTGCACTTACTGCAAAAACTCGCTCTCTCTGATTTCTTCGATTTTTTAATAAGGCTGTCCTGCTCGACCTTATGATTATTAGATAAATGTATAATAACATCTAAATAATCTTTTAAACCAAGCTTTTCACACCGTATCGTACGGCCGTTACCCATATCAACCTCAAGAACAACAAATTCATATGACGTTCTTGTACCATTTTCATGAGTAACAACTTCCTCAATAGTTAAATCCCAAACATCTTGCGTCAATGTATTACTTTGCACTAAATCAGGATGCGATTTATTTAACATCGTCGAATTCTGTTTGCGATATTTTTCTTTAACCGCAACATCAACATGATAAAATCGACGCAAAATTGATTCCGGACAATTTGAATAACATCGAGCATCTAAATCCTTAACATTAGATGTAACAATACCGACTTTAAAATCAATAAAAACGACACCTTTTGAATTTAACTCAGCTTTGATCGCTTGAGCGGCCACATTGTTAAAAAATTTAATAATGAGAGATGTATGCGGATTGTCTTTCTGAAACTCCGATTTAGCGTTACCAACATCATCCATAAAAACTCCTAATATATCAGAAGAATAAGTAGATTGGTATTTATCGGCAAGGTCCATTGTCAAAATTCTCGAATCATCAACTCTACCATCAGAGTTACAAAAATCCATTGCAGCTAATGATTGCGACATAGTTAATTTTCCTAGAGTAGTTTTACCTACGCTAGTAGCACCATGCAACGAAAATCCAAGGGGTTGCATTCGAATATCAGTATTCTTTCTTTTGGCAGCCAATTTTTCCATAATATTAACTAAATTTGTATACCGATGTTGCAACCATAACGAAGTCGGGCCGTCATTCTTTGCAGCTTTCATAGCGCACGTTTTCTTAAAAACGCTATTCAACTTATTTTCAAATGCACCCAAATCTTTAACGTTTCCTGCAACAGCTGCTTCAGCCTTAGCTAAAACATAATCGCAATCTTCGTTATATTGCTGTACTTTTGCATCAGAATACAATATTGGAACTATAGACTTAGTCTCAAAACATCGCCATCCAACTTCACACATCCATACAAAGGTCTTCACCAATGCGTCAATAACATCAACAGCTTTTAACTGTTCTTTAGCAGCCTCAAATGAGACCAATTTTAAACCCAAAGGACTCCACTCAATCTGTTTTGTCGTACACACAGTTAACGACATTGCAGCCGTGATTAAATAGGAAATCTTTTTAAAGATAGTGTTCGTCTTAAAAAGATTCCATTTCGTCACAATATCCTGTCCTGTCCATTCTGACCATGCATGAGCATCAGTTTCCTCTGAAGGGCAAATTGTTGTTACCTCATCTATAATATTAAAGAGCTCATAAATTATACTTTTCTTCCTAGTATATTTTTTTACGAAACTGGCTACAGCCATGAAACAATCGGTAAAATTTTTTGCCTTGTTGAGATCGTAACCTAAAATTACCATGTTCTCAGCATGACCTACCCATTCATCAATTTGCTGTACCCATTCTGTTTGTTCCAACTCCTCCGCATATGTACTTACAGATCCTACTGACTTCAACAAAGATGCTAACTTATCATCAACATTCATGGATGAAACCTTCTCTTCATTGTTATCAGCTTTAATTGCATCACGAGCCATTCTATTTCGCTCTGCGATGAACTCCGATCTCCTTAATTCCTTATTGCCTGAAGTAATAGGTTCCGTGTTATCAACAGAAAGTACTTCTTCTTGGGCAATTTCATCGTGAGTAAGATTTTTAGCATTATTATTGTTAACGGTAAAATTATCTTTCTCATCAAAATCTCTATCATTAGATTCTTTATCCTCTTCCCATATTTCCTGCGTTAAAGATGTAGAGAACTCTTCCTCAGTTGCGCCGACTATTGGTGTATAGTCTTTACATCGTTCTCTCACCAAATCTTTTTCATCACCGTGTGGAATGATATTATCCTTGCTACTATGGGTAGCCTCTGCAGCATTTCGTTTCTTACGTGCTCGTGCACGATATTTCCTCCGTCGCTGCTCCCTTTTATTCTTCCTTCCTCCTCTGTGCTTCTCATAGCGATCTCTATCGCTAGCCTTATTTCCCATACCATCATTTCCACACTCAACTTCCTCCAACTTCATAAACGCATTAACTGTTGTACTCATAATAAATAATTTCATAATAAATAAACAGCCGAATGCGTCAAAGATTCCTGAACTAAATCAGGTTTCAATTGACAACAAGCGGGACATGTTTTAATATCTTGTTGACACGCTATATACTAAATTAATAGCAAAACTCAAATGTCTAAGATATGTCAAGTGACAGACTAAAAATTAAATTTTTTCAAATCTACATCACCCATGACCCTACGGCACCCTGTCCTCACTAAAT